GAAGACGGAAATCCAAACTTCGTTGCGAGTGCTCAATTCGATATTATCGGAGACAAGGCATTCGCTCATTCAATAAATGGTGCGAAGTTTTACGATTGCGTCCGGCAATATATGCCGGAAATATTTGAAAGGCTTGGTGTTAGAGCGATTGAGGCTTACGTTCGAAAGTCGCATCTTCGGCTTCTGAAGATGTCCCTAAATGGGGTTTGTAGTGTTGTGCAAACCGACACGGGAATTATGAACGGCCACGAGATGTGTTTGATAAAAATCTGTCTTTTGAAGTAGAAGTGTAAGTCAGCACTGATATATACTCGCCTTAGTTCCACCACACGCGAGGTATTGATATGGCAAGAGCGCAAAACAAGCGCGCAGGTAGTTTTCAGCGTCAGACGAAGGCTCAACGTTCGCGAGATGCTGAAGTTCTGGCGGTCTTTTTGGAACCCTCTCGCGTGGTTCAGAAAAAGGCAGAACCGCTGCAGGCTAAGACTGAGAAGCAACGCAAGTACATCAACGCAATTAAGTCTTCAAAGGTCACATTTGGCATTGGTCCTGCCGGTACTGGTAAGACTTATGTTGCAGGCGCGATTGCGTGCGACATGCTTCTATCGGGCCAAGTCGAAAAGATCATCATCACTCGTCCCGCAGTAGAAGCAGGCGAGTCGCTGGGATTTCTTCCCGGTGAGCTTGAAGAGAAGTATGAGCCGTACATCGCTGCGTTTCGTGATGTTTTGAATGAACGTCTCGGTAAGACTCACACTGAATACCTGATCAAAGAAGGGAAGATCGAAGGTTTGCCACTTGCGTATATGCGCGGTAAGACATTCAAGAACTGCATTGTGATTTTCGATGAATCCCAAAACGCCACTCCGCAGCAGATGAAGATGTTTCTTACCCGTATTGGTGAGAACTGCAAGGTGATTGTTGATGGCGATCCCGCACAAACAGATATCAGCAACTCGGGTTTGATTGGTGCGATTAAGCGAGTTCAACATATCCCAGACATCCGCGTCGTTGAGTTTACCCGTGATGACGTGGTGAGGTCTGGTCTGGTAAGTGAGATCATCATCGCCTACGACAACGACCCGATCTAAGCAAACTTTCTGCATTCCCTCTAATAACTAAACTTTCAGAAAACTTGTTAGAGGGTTAAACATGAACGTCAAGCAGGCGCTACCCGACACTGAGTGTTGGGTAGCTGAACTAGACCTGATCCCAGAGGAACTGCGGATCGAAGAGGCTGAACTTAGACTCAACAGATGGTTCGACTACCACGACTTGCTACCGGGTCAAGCTACGCTGCTCTTTGCACTTACCTACAATGATGTAGCGCAAGACTACTGGGATGCCACGATGGGTATCAACAGGGTGATGAAGAAGCCTATAGATACCGACGTGCTGATGCGGGATGAGTGTGACCTTGCGATATGGAGAGCGAGACAAGAGGCTGACAGACTTGGTGTTCGTTACGAGTTCATGATTCGCTTCATGTTTGCGCGGTTCTTGAATCGAGGCTTTGCATTCTTCCCGCGTCCGAACCAGTTGTACTCAGAAGAAGCACTGCTCGATCTTAAAGATGCGCTCACGGAACACAGGGCATATTGTCTTGAATTTGGTCAGTCAGACTTCTTCAAGAACGAGTCGTTTGTAGGTCATCCAGATCAAATTCGTCACCACGAGTATTTGATCCGACAGGTGAAGATGAGACAGGTCAATCGTCACCCGTCAATACTAAAGAGACTGACGGTGACGCAACCCGTTTTGCCGATGTCAGTCATCGAGAGAGAGTTCGACGCGGAAACCATTTCGCGTATTTTTTAAACGCTGCAAGTAAGTCAGCACTGAACAAGGGAAGAGAAATGCAAACCCAAGAAGATATTCGCGCTCAACAAGTTTCTGAGGCACGTCGTCGTACCCTGACTGCGAACGGTGGTCATCGTCGCATCGTAAAGAATGGTCCGCCCCGTCAGCGGCAAACCATTTCGAAGGGGCACGATGCGATTTTGAAGCTTGCACAAGAGAAGCGTAGTGAGGTCAAACTGACACTTGCTTCAGGCAAGACGGTAGCGGGCAAGGTAACTGCTCGGGACAAATACACCATCACACTCGACCGCACTCAGGTTATCTACAAGCACGCAATCGACCTGTTTGTTGTACCGGCAGAACTCTTCGGAGAAGAGTAATGACCGGAACAGCTGTTGCTCTGCCAGAAGCAGAATACAAAGAACCCGGCCCGGTAGAACAGCGCTATACCTATGACGAAGCGTTTCAAGGCAAGATCACCGCACTAAGCATGCGTGACACGACCTTCATGCAGAGAACTGAAGGTCTGATCAAGCCTGAGTATTTCGAGAGTCATGCTGACGGACACCTCGTCAGCATCGCTAATCGGTATTACGCGAAGTTCAAGAAAGCTCCCGGTGACGGAACGACATGGAAGCATTTGATCGACGCTGACATCGCGGCAAAGATCATTCGCCCCGAAATGCGATCACTGGTTGCGCGTCGCGCAATTCAGCTTATGGGGTCGGATATTTCGGACCGTGATCTGGTTGTCGATGAAGTAGCTACGTTTGCACGCCATCAGGCGGTCAGCAAGGCGATTCTGGACTCGGTTGAGCATCTGGACCTGCGTGACTTCGAAAAGATCAGCACGGGGCTTAAAAAGGCTCTGGACGTAGGTGCTGCGACTGAGGTCAATGCATACGATTACGCTGAAGAACTGAAGACGCGTACGAATGAGCGGATCGAGCGGGCCGCTGGTCGAATGTCACCGACTGGCATCACGACCGGATACCCAGATATCGACCGCGTGCTGTATCACAAGGGATGGGGTCGAAAAGAGCTTTCGGTTCTCATGGGTGCTGCCAAAGCAGGCAAGACAACGGCGCTGATCGACTTCGCTATCAGTGCTTGCGGCAGTCTTAAGCGTCACAATGTCATGTATGTCACCCTTGAGGTATCTAAGGAGATCATTGGCGAGCGTCTTGACGCGCGTATCTCGAATCAGATGGTAATGGAGCTTGGCGACCATTTGCACGATGTGAGCAAGAAGGTCTCCGACTTCATGGCAAAAGCTGGGCGGTTCGCGATCTATGAGTTCCCGACCGGCACAATGCGCGTATCAGACCTGCGAAGAATCATTGAGCGGGACAAAGCACGCGGGATTCTGTATGACTTGATCGTCGTCGATTACGCAGACCTGATGCAGCCTGAGCGTGTTACAGACAATGCAATCGAAAATTCGAAGGGTGTCTATGTTCAGTTGCGCGGTCTTGCGATGCAGGAAAACGTTGCAATTCTGACCGCAACGCAGACGAACAGAGAGGGAGCTAAGAAGACGGTCGCGACGATGACCGATATCGCGGAAGACTTCAACAAGGTTCGCATCGCAGATATCGTGATCTCGATCAACAAGACTGAAGAAGAGCGAAAGCTTGGTCAGGCTCGTTTGTTCTTCGCTGCATGTCGAAATCAAGCTTCTGGCTTCTCTATTCGTGTTGAGCAGGATATCGACCGCATGCGTTTCGTAAAGTCAGTCATTGGTGAGGAATAATGAGTAGTCTTGGGGAGATTCTCGAAAAGTTGGAGATTGACGCCTATCTCGACAGGGAGGGTATTGAGTACAGGGAGACGCGCGGATCGCACGGTCTTCAGCTCAACTTGAGAGAATGCCCCGTTTGCGGAGGTGATAAGTGGAAGGTATTTATCAATGCCGAAACGGGCCTCGGGAATTGCTTCTCTGGTAGCTGCGAAGCGAAGTTCAACAAGTACAGCTACATCAAGGCTTACACAGGGTTGTCTGGGAAAGAACTCTTCACCCACATTGAGGCGGTGGGTGAAGAGATCGGCTGGCGTCCTCCGCGAAAGACTGCTGCGACTTACAAGTCCGATATCAAAGATTTGATCATCCCCAAGTCGATAAGTTTGCCGCATGAGGGTAAGAACCTGAAGTACCTCGTTAATCGCGGAATTAATGACGACGTTACGCGTTACTTCAGACTGCGCTACTGTCACAAAGGCTACTTCAAGTACAGGGTTGGTGAGCAAGAGTTGTACATGCCGTTTCACAAGCGTGTGTTGATTCCGGTGTATGACCATGAAGGCAAGATGGTCAGCTTTCAGGGAAGAGATATCACAGGTGAGGCAGAGAAGAAATACCTGTTCCCACCGGGCTTTGCATCGACGGGTGAATACCTGTTCAACGCTCACAACGTCGTCAATACAGAAACGGTTGTTGTTGGTGAGGGCGTCTTCGATGTCATGGCTTTGAAGATAGCGCTCGATCAAGATGAGGCGCTAAGAGACGTGGTGCCTATTGGCACGTTCGGTAAGCATCTGTCCGAGAACCAGCTTCTAGTATTTGAGAAGTTGAAAGAGCGCGGTGTGAAGCGCGTTGTCTTTATGTGGGATGGGGAGGTTGCGGCCACTGATGACGCGGTAGATTCGGCAATAAAGGTGAAGGGCTTGGGTTTGTCCGTAAGCATCGCTTTCTTGCCCGCGAACAAAGACCCTAACGAGGTCAGCGCAGACATTGTTCGAAAATGCTTTTATGGCGCACAAGAGTTGAACGCGACCAAAGCTATTGCCTTCAAGATGAAGCGTAGAATAAGTAATCAGTGATTTAGGGGAAGTCATGAACATCAGAATAAGTGTGACGTCGGGCAAACATGTCGGGGGAACCAAGTTCTACAACGTAATGACCATCAGTCCGCTCGGTGATCCGACGAAGGTGCTGGTGTACGCGCACTACGGTCCAATCAAAGAAGGGGCAGTCATGACGCCCGCTGGCATTGGAAGGGTTGAATTTAAGGAAGAGGGCGAGGGCACGTTTTCAAATGCCGCTGCAGCCCGCCTCAGAAAAATTAAAGAGAAGAGGGGTTACACCTTCTTCCCCGAAGAAGTTATGTACATCAGCGGTCAATCTCAGATTCAGAGAGTGCTTGGAATAGCTATGACCAATGAAGTGATTGCAAAGCTCGATTTGAAATTTGATGTCGAGAAAGTGGCAGAAAAACCCGCAATGATTGAGCACGAAGAGTGGGGTGCGTGGTGATCGATCCTCTCGATTATGTACACAGTAGCTTCAGAGAAGCGCTGCGTATCGGTCTTATAAACACTATGACTCAGCTTCTCGGACAAAAAGCTCAGGACGACATGGAGATACAGAAGGTCGTCGAAATGGAGGATGAAAAGGATGTCGGACGAGGAACTTGGTAACAATCTGTCGCACGACGGTGTTCGAAACGCTTTCCACCATCGATGCGATATCGTAGGTCATGCGCGCCCATTTGCGGTGTGTGCCCACATCTGCAGTCAGGTGAAAAAGGGTCTTGAAAATCCTGTTTATCCTGAGTGCATTGCGGCGATAAAGAAAGAAGTGTGCCCAGCGCTCGATATGATCGCCGAAGAAAAGGCAACAAACAAATTCATCTATTTCGTCGAAAGGGTGAAGGGTGTTGCTGTAAAGCTGCGCGACAACATTAAGTCAGCGGTTCAGGGTCCAAAAGACACTGACTATAATAAGTCAGTGATGAGTGATGTAGAACGAATCGATTACAGCGAAGCGATCAACGCGTCGCTCGAAGCGATGAAAAACCGACCGACTTTCAGCGATGAGAGTCCTCTTGAAATTGCAAGAAAACTTAAAGGAACTAGAAATGACTGACAAGCAAAACATCAACGAAATCGCTGACATGCTGGGTGACCAAATTGCTCGTGGCGAAACGCTGCAGGCTGAAATTCACGAACTGATGAGTCAGCGTATCGTCGAGGGCATGCTGCCGGTGATCGCTCTGGGCACGCTGATGGCACAAGTTCAGCATGTGGTTTCGGTGATCGTCACTCTGCGTGCTGTCGAGCAAGAACGCGCCCCGACCGAACAGGAAGGTCGCGATCTGTTCAAGATCGTCGCTGACAAGCTGCTGGAACAACTGGGCGACAACATTCGCTCGGTGTACTCGCAAGTCACCGCGAGCGAAGCAATCAACGCCGCAATCGAGAAGTCGAAGGCTGCGTGATGAATTCTCGCGAGATCATTTTTCTTCTGGATGAGATCGCGAGCAGGTCGTCAAGAAACGAAAAGGAACATTTGATCAGAGAGAGTATCTCTGATGAATGCTTCCTTTTCGTGCTTAAGGCAGCTCTCGACCCGTTCGTAACCTACGGAATTGGGACGTTCCCGGTCTTCAAAATAAGTGCTTTTGGCGAAGATATTCGCTTCGAAGAGCTTGCTAAGCTGCTGGGTATGCTCGCTGACAGAAGGTTGTCTGGAAATGCAGCTAAAGACGCGTTGGTGCAATATGGGGAACGTCTGAACTTCAACTCGGCTGAGTTGCTACAGAGAATCGTACTGAAAGACCTGCAGGCCGGCTTTAGCGAGTCAACAGTCAACAAGATTCGCCCCGGAACAATCCCGACATTTGACTGCATGCTTGCACACCCATTCTCAAAGTTCTCCGAGAAGGTCAAGTATCCGGTCGCTGTTGAGCCAAAGCTTGACGGCGTTCGTGTGTTGTCGTTTGTCGATGTTAAAGGGCGAACCGTTAAGTTCTTTTCCC